TCCGCCCCGAAGATCGTCGTGGTCAGCCTAACCGTATGGGTAACGCTGGTCGTATGAATGTTCGTGAGAGTGCGCTCAAGCAAGGTGGCGCCTTAACCACTGTTCGATCGGATACGACCCGGATTGATGGTCGCGTGAATGCTGCCAACGGTGGTTGGACCCAGCAGTACCAACAAAAGTCATTCCATCAGTTCAACGCCAACAAGGGTAACGCGAATCCTAACACACGGGATCTCGGTATTGCGCAGCGCCAGCTCCAGAACAACCCTCTCGCGCATAGTCTCTATCAGTAAGATTTCGGAGTGGTAGATAAAAACAGTCATTAAAATAGTATACCTCTATTTTAATGAAGGTTCATAACCTTAGCATAGATAGTAGTCAGCGTGGAATCAGTGTGATCGCATCAAATACGTATTACGATCAGAATGGTACATACATCATAGATCACTATTCAAATACATATTCCAATCCTAATGACTATGTGATCACTTTGGAAAACCCAATATATGACGTCTCAGAAATCAAACTCGTATCGGCTCGAATTCCCACTCCCCAATTGACTGTGTGCTCGACGAACAATACATTCAGTGTGGATGGTCAGACTATTTCACTCGAAAACGCAGACTATCCTACAGGGGATGATCTCGCCACACACTTACAGAACGAACTCGCACCACCAGTTTCTAACGTGAACGATGTTTCATTTGACGTAGACACGAAACGATTTACATTCTCGAATACTACACCTGGAGAGCACAATTTTACTTTTGAATTTAATACGGGTGTGAATGGATATGTACATAATTCCTCTATAGTTACGACACCACATCAGATTCTGGGGTTTGGGTCAAATGAGTATTCGTCTACGAGTAATGTATTGACATCAGGTGCGATAAATCTCGTCGGTCCCAATTCATTACTTCTTCGATTGAGTTCGGGTTCGGATGAATTCACTCAGGGTGTATACACTTCGACGCCGTTCTATACTGGACATATACTTCTAGATGGTTCAGACTTTATCAATTTCAATGGTGTGGATGATCATTTGATTCATCATTTCCATTCCGGTCCCCAAAAAATGATAAAGGATATTCGCGTTGAATTCTTTTACATGAGTCATGGTCGCTTGATTCCATATGATTTCATGGAACAAGAGCACATTCTAAAAATTGAAATGAAGGGATCTATGGATAAACTCGAAAACTTACCAAAGGTACCCGTCGATGTGGTGGAAGAAAAACCTGTACACATTCCCGAAAAGGTGCGGGAGAATGTGTATAGATGGAAGAAGGAATACATCTACATAGCATTAATTGTCATAGTTGGAGTACTCTTATTGTTGTTTATGAATAAGAAACCCCGAAGAATTAGCGGCTCACCGCAAACACCGGCTGGGCAGGCTTCTTAATGGAACCGTTGATACGGGAGATGATCATGAAGACAATCACGGAAAGAAGGGAGGTGAGAAGCGCGGTGAGCGCGTACTGGAAACCGCCGTTCTTGGGTACCTTGATGATCTGGGTGATGGCCCATCGGATGAAGTCCATCCACGACATGGCAGCCGCGAAGGAGAACCCGCCAACGATGGAGTTGAGGGTCTGGGTCTGGAGTTCCTGGGTGACGAGATCGACAGTAGCGAGGGCAGTGGTAACGGCGGACATTTTATATATTACACTGGGAAAATTATTCCGGTAAGAGATCCTCCTTCTCTACAATTTTCTTAAATTTTTTCTTTTTTATCGATTTAGTTTTTGAAAAGAGATCTTCATCGTCCGATGAATCATCACTAGAGCTCGTACCAGAATCATATACTTTAAACTTAGTATTGGAGAAGGACCAACCCTCTGGCTCAGAGGTGCTCATTACTATTAACAGCATTTTTTAACAGGTGTTCTGTCGGATTTTGGGGCACCCAATTGTCCCACCTGTCATATGCCTCATTCACCCAGATGAAAACTGGGTCAGTACCTGAGTACCTCTCAAACGGTGGGCAGTCTTCAGGTGCTACTTCCTCTTCCTCTTCCTCGTCACTTTCCTCTTCATCGTATATTTCTGGCATGATAGAACCAATTGTCTGACCAACTGTGTTCATCGCACAATACTTCATCGCATATTCCATGTCTTCTGAAAGAATTATATCTCTTCCACAAGCTTTACAATATTCAGCTGCCAGTAAGGTACTCTTCTCTATGACGGGTTGAACGATATTGATCATATCGGAAATGTACCGCTCCATCATTCCGTCGCCGCCATCACCGAATCCGGTCTGCATGTTCATCTTTAGTGTTTGGTATCAAAAAGAGTTTGACCAGTTCCCTCACGGACACGAAGAATATTGTAACTCTTGGCGTAGATACGAATTTGTCTGCTAAAATCGGGACATGAAGTGAGACTTAGGTATATATTTTGATCTTTTACGAGACTGAAATTGATTTGTCCCGTAGGATACCATTCTTCCGGTTGAAGGGCAAAACTATAGGAATAGAATCGCCTGATGAGTTGCGTCTTCGAGTGATGAATTGCTCCCTGTATAGCTTTCAGGAATATGACATTCCCTATATCCTTGGTGACAATATCCTGGTCGTCGAGTTTGAGTGTGAGATAGTCTAAGTTTTCATAGAGAATATACTTTCCGTCCTGAATATTTGAAGTGTTATCGTAATCGAAGACGGTGACAAAGTTCCCCTGAGAGACCCCATCACCCGTGGTTCCCTGTCTCTGAATCACAACGTATAGTTCCTTCACTGGATTTGAAAAATCTAATTTAAACTTTCCTTCATTGATACCAGCGCCAACATCAAATATATCTTCCTGGATCTGTGTGATCAAATAGTCCGTAGGTGTGTTCCTGAGTCTTATGCGTTCGGTAGAATCCAAAAAGACAACTTCGGCACATAGTTCAAATTTTTTCAACTTGAGTGTTTCCTCTAACGTAACATACGTACCGTCACCTTTAATCACCAATTGTTGTGCGTCTCTCAATTTGAACTCAACTTCCACCTCTTGTAGATCGATGGCACATAGGGGTACTGAAAGTTCTGGGTGTGTATGAAAATAAAAGGGAAGATCGACAAAGAAACTTTCATCTGAATTGATACCAAGTGTATTATGAATGATAATACCCGAGTTACCGCCGATACTTTCGGTCACTTCACCAACCTTCCTGTCAGATGTCCGAAGTGGATACTTTCCTATGAGTTGTTCGAGAGCCTTTTGTTTCGTTTGCGTGACGTTATGTTCAGAGTAAATTTGAAGGTAATCACTGGTGAGTCGTTGAATTACTTTACCACCGATGATGAGATCTACATGTTCGATGAGTGCGTGTGCGACTGATTCTATATACATCGTACCACTCGTTTCAACAATCTCTGGAAGGGTCATCTTCACACTGAGTGTCTTGATGAGGTCACCTTGATTCTGTGGAATTCTAAATCGAACCGTCTTTCCAAAATCACCTTCATTGTTATCTGGTTCTATATCCACAAATTCTGTGGAAAAGTTTGAATGTTTTTTGAAACTTTCCACAAAATAACTGTAGTCTGGATCTACCGTAAAGAATCTCTCTTGAGGCCCGGAGGCTAAGAGTTGGACTTGTCCAGCCATTACTACTATATCCATCTAAAATTTTAATCCAGCTAAACCACTTTCAATACGCAATATGTTATAATTGACTGCGTATACCCGTGTATCGTTTTCAAATACAGCATTCGTGGGAGTTATTTCAATGGTAAATAACTTATGAGAGATACGACTCATATTCACCTGACCGGTTGGGTATGGCATCTCTGGTTGTAAAGAGAACGAGTACATACCAAACTTCGAGGGTCCCAATGGACGTTTCGCACCGTTGAAATCTTCGGGTGTAAAGTCGAGTGCCGACGGAGAATTTACGTGATATTTGAATGCTTGTTCGTACGATAGGAAAAGACCGTCACGACTAAAAACGACTTCATTATTGAAACGAAGTTCGGCATTGACGATAGTGTTGTAATAGTGTGGAATATTTCCATTTGCTATATTTTGGGACACGAAGAACAATTCTTTCACTGGGTGTTGAAAGTTGAGCATCACAGACTTTTTGTTTTCACCTGGTTTCATTTTGAATTTTGCCATTTGTACTTGTGTGATGACATAGTCCAGTGGTCTGGATATCAGGTAGTCCCTCTCTTCGGGAGTAACATATACAAACTCTGTGTCGAGTGACATCTTAGTGATCGAAGCGGTCACGTCTGAAATACCTCCCGCATCAACCGCGCCTATGTTCCTGACAAGTTTGTTGAGAGGTTTCGTCTTGATTCGCACTTCGACGACCTGTTTCGTCAAGGCACACGTTGGTATCGCGAGGGATGAGTTCCTGTAGAAATAGAATGGAAGATCTAAAAAGTATGTATATTCACCAGCATAACTCAAATAGTTTCCATGACCAGACAGAAAGTACAACGTCTGTTCTATGTCATCGTTCGTGTTGTGAAGTTGTTGATGCATGTAAATATATTCACCTGTGATCCTCTCAATCGGTTGTCCACCGATAACCAGTTCGGCGTACTCTATGAGATTTGTCATCACTGATGGGGCCCACACCATATCGTTCTCGCCACCATCATCTGGTTGTGGATCGGTTAGTGTCACTTTGAGGGTCATGTTTCGGACAAGATCCCCTTTATCACCGGGTATTCTACATTCTAATAACTGATCAAAATCGACGTTCCCATCGAATTGACTTTCCACGTAATCAAACGAAAACTTTGTATGTTTCTTAAAATTCATCAGGAAATACGAAAACTGTGGTTCACCTGTGAGCCATTCATCTTGGACTCCAGTGGCAGCGAGCCTCAATCGGCCAGCCATTCCTACTCTATATGAGTAAAATTATGCTAAATAAAACGATACGATACATTAGAATGAACCTTCAGCTGAGGAAATTCAAACCTGAATCAATTGCGGATGATAAGGTAATTGTATTTATTGGCAAGCGTAATACGGGTAAATCAACCCTCGTGAAGGATATAATGTATCATAAGAAACATCTTCCGGCAGGAATTGTTCTTTCAGGGACTGAAGAGGGTAACCATTTCTATTCCGAGTTCATTCCAGATCTGTTCATTTATGGTGACTACGATCGAGATGCTATAGAACGAGTGATGGCGAGACAGCGGAAGTTGGTGGGGAACGGAAAGACAAATTGTGGGGCGTTCATGCTTCTGGATGATTGTATGTACGATTCAAAGTTTCTAAAAGATACATGTATTCGCCAGTGTTTCATGAATGGTCGTCACTGGAAAATCTTTTTCATGCTCACGATGCAATACGTGATGGACCTTCCACCAGCACTTCGAGCGAATGTTGATTATGTCTTCATCCTCAGGGAAAACATTATTCAGAACAGGGAAAAATTGTACAAGTCTTTTTTTGGTATCTTCCCATCCTTTGATATGTTTTGTAAGGTTATGGATGCGTGTACAGAAAACTATGAGTGTCTCGTGTTAGATAATACGGTGAAATCTAACAAGATACAAGATTGTGTGTTTTGGTACAAGGCGACTGTGCGAAAGAACTTCAGGGTCGGTGGACCGGACCTCTGGAAACTTCACAAGAAGATGTACAATCCTAAACATTCTCAGCAGAAAGAAGAGGATGCCAAAACGGCGACGAAAAAGACCAATCTCAAAATCACAAAGACGCGTTGAGTATTGAATTCAAAAACATGTGACTATACCAAATGGCATCTGATCAAGTACATACCATGAACCTGTCCGATGATGGGGAAGGAATGGTTCCTCTCGGTGATAACCCTTCTACGTCTTTTACACTTGAAAAAAATATGAGTCAAAGTAAAGAGACGATGGATTCTACTCCCATTAACGATATCATGATGGACCCCCCCATGATGGCCGAAGAGCCCAGGATGCAGGGTATGATGCCCCAAATGACCGCCCCCAACCCCCAGGGCGCGTACCCCACCACCCAGCAGGCTCCCCAGCCCGAGAAGAAAAACCCTCTCAATCTCACCGATGAACAGCTCACTGCTCTTTTCGTCGCGGCTTGTACTGCCGCTGCCATCAGTAAGCCCGTACAGGACCGCCTCGCGACCTCTATCCCCAAGTTCCTTAACGAACAAGGGGGTAGAAGTGTAGTGGGTCTCGCGACGACTGGTGTCGTGGCGGCCGTTTTGTTCTACATCGCGAAGGATTATGTCGTCAAGCCTTGATTGGCTGGCGTCTCCCAACCCATGTTGCTGTAGATTGATGTATCGATTCCCATAAAATAGGTTATGAGGGCACCCGCTGTGAAGGTCCCCATTAGCAAGACACTCAATTTAAGTTTCTTGCTACTGGCTACAGTGGAATCCTCTACTGCCTCTTTTGTGTCACCGAAAACCCGGTTCAGTATGTAGGTGAGCACGAATGCGAATACCGTGGATGCCAGGAAAAACACGCGATCCACAGCGAGTCGTGGAATGTTACTCACCATGAGACGAAGCATATTGGGTATGACTATGGTCATCCATGTGATGTTTAAGAGGTAATTGTTCGACATATTTGGAACGATCGACATTCCATATATCACCACCCAGTACGCAATGGCTGTAAGTAGAACACCTATGGGCGTCTTCATTTGATAGATACGTAGATTATTTATCCTGGACATGCTCACCACAGAATTCAGTCCTGACTGGAATTTTATCATATATTCCAAGATCTACACACATGTCCCTGAGTTCTATGTAATTGTTCCAAAATGTATCCGAGTGTTCATATTCACTCACCGTACAATGTGCTAATTCGTGAATCAAAACGTGAAAAATCTCATTAATTTCACCATCGAGGCACACAGCAATCTCACCCCCTTTGTTCGTATTGTACCCGACGGCACCCTTCATGTGCATGATCCCGGTGATAGGAATACACCGTTTCAGCATGTGATACTTTTCGTTGTTCGTTTCGGATAAATGTTCCCTGAGGATACGATACTTCTCCCTGACTTCCACCAACCTTTGTGGTTCTCGGGTGCTATAAAGTAGAAAGATGTTAATGAGTAGCAAGAGTAATATCATCTATTATATACAAATATAAATTTACTATAGAGTTCCGAAATCGCATTTCCCCGGAGACTCTCCCATGTGTATAAACTAAATCCACGTTCTTCT